ATGTAGGATATGGACGTAATGTATTAACAGCCATGTTTTTAGAATCAGGGATGGAGTATCAATTATTTGTAGATGCAGATATGGAATTTGAACCAGAGGTGGTGGGAAGAATGTTACTATCTGAGAAAGATGCTATTTGTGTACCCTACAGACAAAAAACTTTAGATCAATCTTTACGTTTTTCTGTAGGTTTTGTGGATAACCAAAACATAGATGTAGATAATAAAGGACTAACCGAATTAACTAAAGGCCCTGCAGGGTTAACTTTAATTCATAGAAGGGTTTATGAAAAACTAATGACTGATCATCCTAATTTAAAAATACAACAAAAAGAAGTAATGTCCGACGGGGCCAATAAATTTTTTTATAATTTTTGGGATACAACGTTTGATAAGAATGGCAATTGGTGGGGAGAAGATGTTAGTTTCTGTAAATTAATCCGAGAGGCGGGATTTAAATTTTATGGAATCGCAACTGGAGAAACTACTCACCACGGTAATTTTGGGTGGAGAGGTAAATTAGTAGACTCATTTAAAAAAGCCAATGGAAAAGATTCATAAAATATATGGACCTCCTGGTACCGGTAAAACATTTCGCTTATTAAGAAGAGTCCGAGCATATATTCGTACAGGAACACCCTATCATAAAATTGGTTATTTTGCTTTTACAAAAAAAGCTGCTGGGGAAGCACGACATAGAATAGGTGTGTCAGAGAAAAAGGTGCCTTACTTTCAAACTCTACATGCTTTCTGTTTTCATTTACTTGGTTTAACCGAAGAACAAGTTATGCAACCTTATCATTATGAAGAGCTGGGAAAAAAATTAAACATTCGGGTAAATTTTTCTGATAAATATAATGAAGAAGAAACTCATTTTCTCACATGTGATAATCCTTACTTTCAATTAATTGGAAGAGCTATCAATAGGGGAATAAATATTAGAGAAGAATTTGATAGAAATGAACATGATAAAAAAGAAATAGATTGGACTCTTTTAAAACACATTGATCTTAATTTAAAAGAATTTAAATATAAAAATCATATATTAGATTTTAATGATATGATTGAACGTATTCTAATTCTTCCTGCAGATAAGATGCCTCAATTTAAAGCTATATTTATTGATGAAGCTCAAGACTTATCTCCTCTTCAATGGAAACTTTATGATAAATTAAAAAATCAGTGTGAACAAATGTATTTGGCAGGCGATGACGATCAAGCTATCTTCGCCTGGGCTGGCGCTGATGTAAATAGATTTATAAATGAACCTGCAAAAGAAAGAGTACTTAGGTACTCGCGTAGAATCTCAAGAGCCGTGCAACAGGAATCACAAATACCAGTGAACCGTATAGCAGGCATCAGGAAACACAAAGAATATTTATCTAGAACGCAAAAGGGTCTTGCGTCTACTATTAGTAATTTAGGTCAGGTTGATTTAACCAAAGGCAAATGGCTTATACTTACGAGAACCAAAAGTAATCTATTAGAGATTATGAAAGAATTAAAGAAGAAAAATTTATATTATCAAAGTAATAAAGGAAAAAGTTTTAAAGTAGGTTTGCATAATGCTGCTGTGGCTTATACTAAATGGACTATTGAAGGGGTGTTAGAGGCAAAAGAGATAAATGAAGTTAGAGAATATATTCCCAATGGAAAATGGGACACCAAGATTCCTTGGTATGATATTTTTATAGCTGATCAAAAAGAAATTTTATATTTAAGAAATTTATTAAGCACAGGGGAAAAATTAAACGAACGTGCTAGGATTTGGTTATCTACTATTCATGCATCAAAAGGTGGTGAAGAAGATAACGTAATTCTTTCTTTACATCAAGGAAGAAAAGTTCAAAAGGGAATTAGATTAAGTGTTGACAAACAAGATGAAGAGCATAGAGTGTGGTATGTCGGCATTACGAGAGCACGAAATAATCTATATAAACTAAAAGCAAAAAAGAAAATAAAGGAGTATCAACTATGACCCATAAAAATATATTTGATGACGCC